TACTTAATCTGATTATTAGCAGGATCTAGAACCCAATCTACAGCACCAAGTAACTGTTCAACTGCAACAGACAAAGCATAACCTGCACCACCACGAGCAAGAACTTTAGCGACACCACTAGCAGGAGGTGTAATTTTTGCAGTGCCTTTTTTTATATAATCAACACCATCAATAACGACTTTTTTTGTACCCTCATAAACAGTAGAAGCACCTTGAGCAACACCACCGCCCAAAGTCCAACCGCCAACATTGGCAGCAAAAGTAGGACGAATAATTAAGGCTGTAACAAGAAAAAAAACTATAACTTGCTTGCTAAAAGATGTAATGCGACCCATGTGACCACCAAAGGAATCCAGTATAAAATTGATGCTTGTTCTTCCATATATCCCCCAAATAAAAACGCCCCCAAGCGGAGGCGTTAATACCAATTACTTGGCTGTACGTTTGAAGTATGACCAAGCAATGCCGATACCGATCAAGACAACAAGAGTACCGATAATGCCAACAACGGCAGTTTGTACGCCTGTTAATTCTTCTGTTGCACCTGTGAAGTCCAAAGAAGCAGCAGCATTAGCACCTGAAGTAAGCATCAATGCAGAACCAGTAACAGCACCTACAAATGCAGCATCTTTAACGCGAGAAACAAAAGTAGGTTTTTTTTGCAACTCAATTGCAGTTTGATTGTTTTCCATGATTAAGCCCTCTTGGAAAAGTTATTGAAAAGAGCAAAAGCGATGATCAAGCCATAAATCCCAATAATGGGAGTCCCCAACATAATCATTTGCGCTTTTGTTATTGCCATTTGATCAATCAAAGAAACTTGATCAATCCATAGATCGCATTGGTTTGTAAGTTCATTAACGATTTCACAGACCTTTGCCATTTTTTAAAATCCAAAAAAAACGCTCAGTAAAAATTACTGAGCATTAGAAATTTGAGCATTAGCAAAATACAAACGATCACCTTTTAGAATCAGTTGTAAATCGACAAATTCACCACTTTCCGCAAGATCAGCCAACTGACCTTTTTCAGAATTGTTTGTATATGCAACAAACTTAGTTACAGGCTCGACAACTTCAAAAGTAAAGAGGTCATTACCTTTTTTTGATGTGAATGTATTTAATTTAACGCCTTCTACTAAAACTTTAATTCCGTCCATTTCTTTACCCTTCTGTTTGTCTGTTATCACAAAGTTTGTACGAAATATTATGTTGTCATGACAACAAGTTGTCAAGACGAAATGACAACAATAAATTACACTAAAAAACTGAGTTTTTTTTAAGAGATTTCAAAATGATGGCGTATTTACGAGTAAAGAAGATAGAAGATGAGCTTCTAAAAAAGATAAGCGAAGAACTAAATAGGCAACGTTTAGACCTAGGAAAGAACGTCATGAAAGATAGTGAAATCCTTCACGACGTACTAATAAAAGCTTTGGAAAAATGCAAAGTTGAGAAAGGAGAATTAATAGTGTGATTCAATAAAAGCAATTTCTCTTTTTGCTAAATCCTCTATTAATAAATAGGCTTCACTGGTGATTGTGCCGTAGTTCCCTGAGCTGTAATCATTCTCCAGTGCAGTTAAATATGTATGACGTTTTTGATATTTACATAACAATGAAAAAATTAATTGTGGTACTTCTTCTAAAGTAATACCCATGTTTTCTGTTTCTTCTGCTAGTTCTTCATCTGTTTTTTCTTCAATTTCTAAAAGCTTTTTAAGACCACGTGACCAAACCAATTGACGAGCACCTTTAAAAGCAACACCAAATTCCTGATAAAGCTTTCCATGTTGTTCAGATAATTCATGTTCAAGCATAGAAGATTGAAGCAGATCGAAAGGAGTTAAACCACCTTCACGACCTTTTTTGATATGACCTTTTGTTAATTCACTTTCAACACCCCATTTAGAGACATATTGTTCAGCATAAGAACCATCACGAATATCTAAACCATGTTGAAGGGATGGAAGGGGGAGATTTGCTTTTTGACAGCAGTTAATCCAGTGTTTAGAAAGGGATTGTTTTAATTCAAAGAAATTTTCAACAGGCTGACCATTTGTAAAAATCAAAATATGATAATGAGGATGCCAACCATTTTTACCGTGAGTAACTTCAAAAGCACGTACTTGATATTCACGACCTAGACAATCATCTAAAAGAAACTTACCTTTCCGATCACCAAAGAAATAGCCTAAGGCCTTTTTTTGTCCTGCAATAAGAGAACGGAGAGAATGACTAGCAGAATGACTATTTGTAAGAGTTAAAAGAAGAATTCCACCCTGAAAACGATCTTTCCAAGTTTTAACACCTTGCTTTAATTCTTCACGACGTTTTTCAGTAATTTGTTTAGCACAGACAGGGCAAGTCCAAATAGAACCGCATCGTTGAACATTACTCCAGTGAGCTTTACATCTTTCTTCATTGTATTTAACGAAACGACCTTTAGATTTATCAATGCGTCTTTTTAAACAATTAGTGACTCTTTCAAGGGGCAAAAGCTTTGCTGATTGATCTTGTAATAAAAAATCATGAACCCTCTGAAAGCCTTTGTTTTCGGGCGTGGACTGAGATTTCGTAAATATACCAAGGGCGTCGATTTTTGGGGTATTGATTTGACTTAAAGAGGAATCCATTGTTTAATATATCCAGTGTCGCAAGCACAAATTCACCGAAAAAGCCTGAATTGCCGTTCAGGTTTTTTTTCGTCCTTAAAAATGTTTGTTGTCATGTAAACATTTTGATTAACTATAAAACAAAGCTGTAAAAAAATCTAATAAGAAAGCCAAAAACTAACAGCATAATGAAAAATTTAAGGCACCATTTAATAAAATCCATATTCCCTCAGTTCGCGCCCATGCGGGACGCTCTGTAAATCCCGCTTGAGATCATAAGGGAGCTTGTAATCAGAGAGAAGAAGTTTCAGGATTCAATTGTGATTGTTCGGGAGCACTCCGCTCCCTCTGTTGCTGTGGTGATGAAGCAAAATAATTAAAAGGACGATAACCATCTAACCATCTTAGACAATCTTGTTGTGAAATACCTGTCATATAGTTGCCCTGCTGATCAATGGCAACAAGTTTGCCACTGGAGAGCTTAATCACACCTGACATGCGGGGGAAATCTGTTGGTTGTACTTGTGGCTGATATTCAAAATCATAAGGCTTGTTGGGATTATAAGAAACAGTTTGAACAACTTGACCAGTAGAAGTAACGGAAGAACCATTTTTAGAAAGATCATCAAACCATTTAATACATTCAGGCTTTTCTAAATTAACTGCCTTTCGACATTCTAACGATAAATCCATAGCCTTTTGATCACTGGAAGGAGAAAGATTAGAGCTAGAATTATTAACGGATGGATTAGAAGTAGTTTCATTTTTTGTTACCTGTTCTGTTTTTTCTTTAGAGCCAAAGATTGTACCCAAGAAATTATTACCACCGCCAAAGAGCATATTACCAACCATAAATAATCCGAGTAATGGAATAATAAGGATTGCGAATAATTTAAGAGGTACACGCAGCTTAACTGTGTTGGCTGTTGCAGACTCGTAGTATTGATACAATCGTTTAGGATAGTTAAATCGAAAATCACGTTCAGCAGTAAGCTTGTTCCCCAAGCTATTAGGCTTATCTCGACAGTTTGCCCAAACGTAAACGGTGGCAGAAGGCGCACCCCACCCACGATGCAAGTGATAATGTAACCCAACAACAGCCCTATAATTGGTATGGACCAGTGAAGGAAATTGAGTAATTCCATAAATATCAAATGCTCTATGTCGGTGAATAGTTAATTCTTTAACAATATTTTCTTTGTCTTGTTTATTGTCGGTTGAATATTCATAGATGAGCTGAATTTCATCATAGAAAATAATTGAACCATCAGGACATTTGCGCCAATCAATTTCAATAGGTCGAACATTAGGAACTTTTAAACCGTCGATATTGGCGTAGATATGGCGAACGTCTTTGAGGGTTTTAAGATCAAGATCAAGATCATTTTTAATAATCTTACAAATACCGTTATAAAACTGAATGTCTAAAAATATGTTTTCAGTACGTAATTGATCATTGAGATAATCAAAATGATCAGGCTCAAATAAAACGGTTTCTTGTTCCTTAGTCTTTTTACTAAAGTAAGAGTACGAAGCAAAATAGTCAGCAAGATTATGTTTCTCGATTAATTCTTTATTATGTTTAAGCGCAGCAGCGTTATAAATCAAAGCACGTTCGTTAGCATCTTCATATTTAACAATGAGTGAAACGGCATAAAGGGTTTTTCCTGCACCAGGTGTACCAGTAATCAAATGCAACATTATTTATTCTCCTTTTGCGACCATAGACACCGCACCGCACCCGCGCGAGCCGACGGGATGACGGATGCGGATGTCTTTTGGTCGCTATGCTTTTTTCAACATTAGCTTTTGCGAATTTAGGGTTAAACGTGTGACGATAGCGCCAAGAATTAAAGACATTGCAATGTCAAAACCTGCTAAATGAGCAAGTCCAAGAACATCGGCAGAAACAGAGCCAACAGAATTTTTTAAGACATTAACGGCAGCAGAAAAGGCAGTAAGAAAAATGGCATTACTACCCAACATAAGACCTGCACCAGTAAGAACGTTTTTTAATGTGCCTTTCTGTAGTGATGTGAACAGATCGGAAAGCTTAGACCACATTTTTAATCATCCTCCGTTCTAATACCTGCAACAATTAAGGCAGCAGAAAAAGCAGAAATAGAAATAACAACAGGCTTAATAAATTCAGCAATCTGACAAACAGGGTCGAAAGAAAACTCAATAGTTTTGTTTAGACCCATAAAATTTATGTCACTGGAGAGAGGAGCAGGACAAGAACCACCAAAAGAAATATCACTATCAATGGATTCATCTGACAGATCAGGAATATCTAATTCTGTATCAGTGTTTTCTTCAGGTTTATCAGCATATTCTTCTTTTACTTTTGTCCAAGCTTCGGAAATTGATGTAGCCCATTCTTCAGCTTTTGATTTTCCTGTTTCCCACCAATTTGTAATTGTTTGAGGAAAAGAGATAACAACTTGAGCAGCTTCACAAACTAAAGGCGCCCAACCACAAAAAACAGGAAATTCTAAAGACAAATCCATTGCTTCGGGATTTTGAGTATTTGGCTTTGATTGTCCTTGAGCTTCATTTGCTTTTTCAGCAGCAGCTTCGTCGGCAGGCTTAGTTTGTGCGGAAGATTCTAATTGTTGAGCAATAGGACGAGCTTTAGCATCATCTTTTTCAGCTTCTGCAACAATATCAGCAGCAGCTGCAGTTGTTGCAACTTGAGCATTTGTATCGCCTGATTCGGCATTAGAAATAACCTGTTGGGCAACAGTTTCTAGGGGAATTGTTTTAGGTTCTTCTTTTTCGGCTTCACCTACAATAGTGAAAGTTGAAACACGATCACCAGCACCACCGCCATAAGTATAAACAATACCGGGTGCACAATTAGTTGAACACCACTTTACACCGACAACAATAGTAACTTGCGAACCAGTACAAGAAATTGATTTAACACCGTTAAAATCCTGTGCAAAATTGGAAGGATTACGTATTTCAATATCGGCTTTAATTTTTGATATGACTTGTGAAGTAGTTAAAGTTTGAGAACCATATTTAAGCGTATAAGGGGCAGAACAAGTGTTAGGGGGCAAAGCAGCATCTGTTTCCCAATACTTAATCTGATTATTAGCAGGATCTAGAACCCAATCTACAGCACCAAGTAACTGTTCAACTGCAACAGACAAAGCATAACCTGCACCACCACGAGCAAGAACTTTAGCGACACCACTAGCAGGAG